AAAAGAATGCCTTGATAAGGCGACTTCAGAACATTCCCGTGATACCCCAACCTTGAAGCTCTGGCATCTTAACGGCGGCTTAGATTCTTTCTCTAAAACTCACAACCTTTTGACATTCTATGAGCTAGATCAGCCCACGCCGTCCGAGCTGAACGTAGCTAGAAACGCGAATAAAATTATATTTACTAATAAGTTCTCGCTGAATGTATTTGAACAATACGGAGTAAACGGAGAGCTAGTGCCCTTGGCGTTCGATAAATATAACTTCAAGGCATTAAAGAAAAAATATTTCGAAGATGACAGGATAGTATTTAATCTCTGTGGCAAATTCGAGCACAGGAAGCATCACGCTAAAATCATCAAAGCATGGTGCGAGAAGTTCGGCAATGACAAAAAATACTCGTTGCAATGCGCTCTCTACAATCCCTTCATGGATGAAAAAAGGAACAAAGAGTCCTTCATCTCATCCCTAGAGGGTAAAAATTACTCTAATGTGCAATTCCTAGGCCATATGCCCAAGAATAGCCTCTACAACGATTTTTTAAACTCAGGGAACATCGTTATTGGCATGTCTGGAGCTGAAGGATGGGGTCTCCCTGAGTTCCAGTCTTTAGGGTTAGGAAAACATGCGGTAATTCTAAACGCTCACGCTTACCAAGAGTGGGCTAATGAAGAAAATAGCGTTCTAGTAGAACCGAGCGGGAAAACGGAAGTGTATGACGGAATATTCTTCTCTCCGAATCAAGCCTTTAATCAAGGTAATATTTTTGATTTTGCTAAAGATGATTTTATTTCTGGGTGCGAAGAAGCCATAAAAAGGGCTAACGCTGACCGAGTTAATAAGGAGGGGTTAAAAATCCAAGAAGACTTCTCCTTAGATAAAACCTTAGATAAACTGCTGCCCTTAATAGATGAATAATGCCCACTTATATATTCCAACACCCCTCCACGGGAACCGTTAAAGAAATCTCCCAAAGAATTTCCGACGCTCACGAATACACTGACGAGAACGGCCTTCAATGGAATCGTGTATTCACCGTTCCTCACGCAAGCGTTCCCAACATGACTCGCATAGATGCTGGTTCAGAGAGGGACTTCATGAATAAAACTCAAGGAATGGAAGGCACATGCGGCGATCTTTTCGACCTCTCCAATGAACTTAGCGAGAAAAGAAAATCCCAAAGCGGGAATGGCGACGACCCCGTCAAGCAACAGTTCTTTAAGGATTATTCCGAGGAAAGAAAAGGGCTCAAGCATCTAAGCGATACAACCGAAGCTAAGTATACGCCCGATTCAGACGGGGTAATTGAAATATGAGATTTTCCATATTTACTCCTTCTCATAACCTAAAAAGAATTGACCGCACTATAAAAAGTGTGGCGAATCAATCATTCAAGGACTTCGAGTGGATTATCTGCCTAAACAACGACGGTACTAAACGTGTAGACGAATTATCGCGCAAGCTTAAAAATACTGATATTAATTTCAATATCTTTACTTGGGACGGGGATACGGATAAGATCGGAGCTCTAAAAAAAGAATGCTGCAATAAAGCTCAAGGAGAATTGCTTGTGGAACTAGATCACGACGATGAGTTATCACCTGATTGCCTTGAAGAGGTAGATAAAGCGCACACAACCCATGAAGCTGATTTCTATTACTCAGACGACATAGACATAGTTGAGGAAACGGGCGAATCCATAGCACCCTACTCGGAGGAAGGAGGTTGGAAATATTACAACTGTCCCCGTTCCAACATGATAGCTACCCGAGCATTTTCGCCCTCCCCTTTAACCTTCGGATATATCTGGTATGCCCCTAATCATGTAAGAGTATGGCGAAAAGATTTTTATACCTCTATTAGTGGTCACGATGACTCTATGGACATTTTAGATGATCACGATCTCTTAGCTCGGACCTATATACACGGCAATGTTCACCACATCGAGAAGCCTCTCTATATCTATTGGAGACATAATGAAAACACCTGCTACGGAGAAAAGAATGCTAAGATTCAGGACTTAACCAAAAGCCTTCATGATAAATATATACAAGACCTAGCGAGTAAATGGAGCGATATTAATAATTTAAAAAAAGTAGACCTATGTTGCCATCAATATAAACAGGCGGGCTTTATAGGGGTTGACGGCTATCCGTATCCGAATGTTGATATAGTTTATGATCTTGATAAACCATATTGGCCTTTCGAAGATGGAAGTGTGGGAATCTTCAGGATGCAGGATGCCATAGAACACCTTAAAGACCCTATTCAAACCATGAAGGAGCTCCATAGATGCCTTGCTCCCAATGGTTGGGTCTTAATAAATGTACCCAGTACAGATGGAAGAGGAGCGTTTCAGGACCCCACTCATGTGACTTTCTGGAACAGTAATAGTTTTTGGTACTACACCAAGGCCCAACAAGCTCAGTTTATTAATACTCCTGTCAAATTTAAATTAGCTCGTATCGAAAATTATTTCCCCTCTGAGTTCCACGAAGCACATTGGATTAAGTACACGCGAGCTCACTTGATGAAACTAGAGGATGGGGTTATACCCGCTGGCGGCAGAGAAATTTAACATACACTTTTTTCTCCCCGCTGGAAACTATTTCTCCGTAATTATAAATTTTTCTTTCTTTCAGGTAAAAAAAATGTAATTATATAAAGACTCTCAACTCTCATGAAATCCCCCAATTTACAAGTAAAAAAAAGAAACGGCAGACTAGAAACATTAGATATTTCAAAAATTAATAGATGTGCGGAAAGAGCTTGCGAGAACCTAGAAGGTGTATCGGCTAGCGAAGTAGTCCTAGACGCTCACGTACAACTATACGAGAAAATCACGACGAAAGAGATAGATCAAGCTCTGATAATGTCGGCTCGCCAGAAAATGGAAAAAGAGCCTAATTATTCTTACGTGGCCGCGAAACTTTTGTTAGGCAATATTCATAAAGAGGTATTCGGCATAAGCGTAGACAAGGATGCTTTTGATCACCAGTACAGATTATCGTTTACTCAAAATATAAAACTCTTAGTTCGGGAAGATATTTTAGATAAAAGACTCCTAGGCTTTGATTTAGGAAAACTCGCATCAGCCCTCAAGCTGGAAAGAGACTTTAAGTTCAAATATTTAGGATTACAGATTTTACACGATAGATACTTTCACAAGATTAACGGCAGAAGACTTGAATCCCCTCAGTCATTTTGGATGAGGGTTGCAATGGGTTTATCCATAAATGAGGAAAATAAAAATGAAAAGGCTATTGAATTCTATAATACAATCTCTGAATTTCTGCTTTGTTGCTCTACTCCTACTCTGTTTAATAGTGGTGCTGTTCATAGTCAGCTTTCCAGTTGTTATCTTAACACTTTTGATGATTCTATCGACGGAATTTTCGAAGGTGCTTGGCAAGAGGCTAGAAAATCAAAATATGCAGGAGGATTAGGTTTCGATGTCACTAGTTTTCGATCTTCTGGCTCTCACATCAAAGGAACAAATGGAACCTCTAGTGGCCTAGTGCCGTGGCTTAAAATCTACAACGATTTATTAGTGGCAGTTAACCAAGGGGGCAAGCGTCCTGGCGCAGGTTGTGCCTACCTAGAGTCTTGGCATCTTGACATCGAAGACTTTTTGGAACTTAAGAAAAATACGGGAGACGAACGCAGACGCTGCCATGACTTAAATACCGCGAACTGGCTCAGTAACCTTTTCTTAGAATACGTAAAAGACGGTAAAGATTGGTACTTATTCTCCCCAGCGGATACAAGAGACTTGCATGAATTATACGGGGAAAAGTTCGATAAAAGATATAAAAAATACTGCAAAATGGCTGACAGTGGAGAAATTAGCAACTTTAGAATAGTTAAAGCTAAGGACTTATGGAAAAAAATGCTCAGAGCCCTTTTCGAAACAGGTCATCCTTGGATGACATTCAAAGATAACTCGAATCTCCGATACTCTAATAGTCACGAAGGGGTAATTCATAGCTCTAACTTGTGTACCGAAATTTTTCTCCACACGAAACCCTCTCTTTTCAAGGAGGGTAAAAAATCAGAAGTCGGAGAAACAGCGGTATGCAACTTAAGCTCTGTTAACCTAAAGGAACACCTTAAAGAAGACGGAGCTCTCGATTTCGATCTGTTGTCCAAGACGATAGAAGTGCAGATGAGAATGCTCGA